ACTGAGTTGGTATTCAGTTCTGGTAAGCCCCGTGTAGTGACTCTATACTCGGCTGAGAACACGAGGATTCTGGCTCCTCTTCATTACAGTCTCTATGATAGTCTACGTAGGAGAGGGTGGTTGTTAGTCGGTAACCCTACCGGAGAACACGTTCAACGCCTCACAGGCGCCGACATGTTGTCATTTGATTATTCATCTGCAACAGACAATATTAAGAGCGTTTACGTTCGCACGGCAGTTGAGGTGTTGATCGAGAAGGCGGATCACCTTGATGATGACGAGAAGCGGGCGCTTGGCGTTCTGGCTAATCTGAATCTTGGTGATTGTGTTGCGGAGACTGGCCAGCCTATGGGTTCGGTCATGAGTTTCCCACTGTTATGCTTGATCAACAAGACCGTAGTTGATCTTGCCATGATCCGGCTTCTTGAAAGGGGAGAGGTTTCGTTCCGTGAGTGGAGTAGTCACCCACTTCTTGTCAATGGAGATGATCTTCTCACTCGAGAACCTAGATCAGGAACGAATCTTCGGGGTGCAGTGATCGAAGAAGGCAGTAAAGTGGGCCTCATTGTGAACGAGGAGAAGACCATGGTCTCCCGTCGCCTTGGAGAAATTAATTCAACACTTTTTGCCGACGGTCACGAAGTACGAAAGTTTAACGCATCTGCTATCTGGATGGATTCTGGTACCGAGGACGTCCTTGGCTTCGCAGCTGAGGCGACTTACAACGGGAAAACTTTCCGAAGGGTGGTTCGCTCTAACCTACGTGTGTTGGCCAAGCAGGCCGACAAACACTTGGATGAGTTACCCCCAGTTCTTCAGGGATTGTGTCGCAAAGACAAGAAGATACGCAAGGCCCTTACCAGCATGCCCGAAAGTGTTCGGACTATCGAAAAGGGGGTGATTACTATGGCCCAGCGGCCTGAAAATTATTCTCTTACTAGAGATGAGGAACACGAGGCGTTGAGGAATGAGATTGAAAGAGTGAGGGAGCGAGGGATTGCTAGGGCCTCCGTCAAGAGACCCAAGTTTTCGACTCGCGCTTTACCTGCTCAGAGGTCGTATTCTTCAGTCCTGAAGGTTAAGCGTGATGGCGGACAGGATCTAATCCCTGCCTGTTACGTTCGTGCTTATACCAACAAAGTGAAGGAAGCGTTGAGAGTGGAGGAAGTGGCATCCCTCCCGTACGAGTTGTTACCACCTGGTGATGGCTCGGTTATATCACGTCTAAGTGATTCTCTACGTTTGTTCAAGTTAACAAGAAACGCAGATCGTAACCC